GCCCCGTCATCGCCTGTGAGGAAAAGGGCCTCGGCGCGCAGTTCTTCGGCCTTCCCGGCGGCGCGCTGGAGGCGTGGCTGATAGAGCGCGGATACGCCGAAGTCGACCGTATCGGAAATGATCTCGTCTTCAAGAGGACCGCATGAGCGACGCCCCCGACTTCCGCGAGCCCGATCCCAAGGGCGATAAGGATACCGCCATCCCCCGTTTCTACATCGACGCTCAGCCGAACCAGCGGCGCAGCGACGAAGACGGCGTCCCGCGCTTCGACGACGTGGAGATGGTCGAAATCCTGATCCCCGGCGACCGTAACGCCGTCTCGGTGCAGATGGTGACCGAAATCCACCGGAAGCGCTGGCCCGGCGCCTATGCCCGTTTCAAGGCCGGCCAGGAGGCGAGCGCCGACGGGACGCCCCTGGAGCAGCTCCCGGGCATGACGGCCTCCCAGGCCCAGGAACTGCGGTTTATGAACGTGCGCACGGTCGAGCAACTGGGCGACCTCACCGACGAGCAGGCCCGCAAGTCCGTCTCCATGGGCGGCATGGCGCTGCGGGACCGCGCCAAGCGCTGGCTCGACACAACGGCGGGAGCGGCGAAGGAGGAGCGGCTGGCCGCTGAGAACCGCCAGCAGGCCGAGAAGATCGACGAGTTGACGGGCAAGGTCGAGACCCTGACGAAACTCGTCGAGGACCTGACCGCGAAGGTTCCGAAGGAGACGGCTTGAGCGTCCTGGCGACCCACATCGAGCGCGACGCGATCCCGGCCCGCGGACCCCGGTTCTTCCGGGAGGACGAGGAGGTCATGTTCGAGTTCGTCATCGACGGCACGAACAGGATCGGGCCGCGCCTGGCGATGAAAGACGACAGCCTCAAGCACCCTGAGGCGTGGGCGGAGTTCGCCGCCGGCGAGGCGGCGCCCGAGCCCGAGGCGCCCGAACAGCCGGCGAGGACGGCCGTCACCCGGACCGATGCCGATTTCGCGGCCTTCGCAGGGCTGTTGGAGCCGGCGCCAGAAACCTCGGTGCGTGACGGCGCGGCCAAGATCGAACGTGCGACCCGCAGGCGCAAGCAGGAGCAGGGGTGAGCGTCCTCACGATCATCCAGGAGGTGTGCGACCGGCTCTCGCTCACCCGGCCGAGCGTGGTCTACACGTCCACGGACCAGAACGTGATCCAGCTTCGCGGGCTCCTGACCGAGGCGGCCGTCGCCCTGGCTCGACGTCCGGAACTCGGCTGGCAGTCGCTCCAGGCCGAATGGTCGTTCGTTACGGTCAACGCCCAGGTCCAGACCAACGCACCGTTGCCGCCGGACTTCTACGCTTTCGTACCGAACAGCTTCTTCAACCGCTCGACCATGCGCCCAGTGTGGGGACCCTATACTCCGGCCCAGTGGCAACTCCTCCAGGCGCGCCCGGCGCTCAGCACGGTCTATCTCGGCTACCGCGAGCGGGCCGGGCAGTTCCTGATCGGGCCGGCCCCGAATGCCGGAGACACCATCGCCTACGAGTACGTCTCATCCTACTGGGCCAAGTCCTCGGCGGCGCAACCGAAGGCGACCTTCACGGCCGACGACGATGGGACCTATCTCGACGAGGAGCTGCTGAAACTCGATCTGAAGTGGCGCTACAAGCAGGCCAAGGGCCTTGACTACGGCGAAGACATGGAGACCGCCGAGCGCGCGATCCAGAAGGCCCTCGCCGAGGACGGCGGCTCCGGCGAGCTTTCGATCAGCGGCCCGGGCGCATGGCCGCCGGACAGTCGCCTGAACGTCCCGGAGACAGGGTTCGGGGTCTAGATGCGCCGCGCCCTCCGCCAGAACCGCGCGCGGGCCCAGACGGCGCTCGCTCGCTCGATCCCCGCTCCGATCGGCGGCTGGGACACCGAAAGCGCGCTCGCCGACATGCCGCCGCAGAATGCGGTGATCCTCGAGAACTGGATTCCGCGCGGCAGCTACTGCCAGATGCGGCGAGGGTTCGTCGAGCAATGCACCGGGACACCGGCCGCCGTGGAGACCTTGATCGCCTGGCATGGCCCGCAGAGCGGCGACAAGCTCTTCGCCGCCTCCGGGGCCTACCTCTTCGACGTGACCGCAGCCGGAGCGCTTCCCTCGGCGGCCTACGCCTCTGCGGCGACCGCGCGCTGGAACTGGACCAACTTCGCCAACGCGGCCGGCAAGTGGGCGATCCTCTGCAACGGAGCCCAGAACCCGCTCAAGTACGACGGGAGTTCCTGGTCTACGAACATCCCGACCGGGACCGGGCTGACGGCCACGAACCTCAAGTACGTGATGAACTTCAAGACCCGGCTGCACTATGCCGAGGACAATTCCTTGGTGGTATGGGTCACCGCGACGAGCGCCATCGCCGGCGCCTGCACGAGGCTGGACCTGGGCCCGATCTTCGCCAAGGGCGGCTATCTGGTCGGTCTTGGCCGGCTGACCCTCGATGGCGGTAATGGTCCGGACGACTATGCCTGCTACCTCACCAACCAGGGTGAAGTCGCGATCTACAAGGGCTCCGATCCCTCGGACGCCACGAACTGGTTCCTAGTCGGGGTCTACACGCTGGCCAAACCCATCGGCGACCGGGCGATTCTGGCTTATGGCCCCGATCTCCTGATCCTGACCGAGGTGGGGCTGCTGTCGCTCACCAAGGCGCTCTCGACCCCCATAGAGGAGCAACGGAAGAACTCCGTCTCGCGCCAAGTCGCCACCGCTTTCGCCGACGCCGCAAAGGCCTATAAAAGCAACTTCGGCTGGCAGCCGGTGCTCTATGGAGGGCGGGGAGGGCTTCTGATCGTCAACGTGCCGACTGCGGAGCTCTCCACATCGGAGCAGTATGTCCGCTCCACGTCCGGAAACGCGTGGTGCAGGTTCACCGGCATTCCTGCCTTCTGTTGGGCCCAGGCCAACGGCATGGTCTATTTCGGTTCAGCGGCTGGGATCTACCAGTGGGACGTCGGCGCGTCGGACAATGGCGAGTTCATCGTCGCCGACGCGCTGCCGTCCTTCCAGGCGTTCGGCAACAGGGCTGTGCGCAAGGCCTTCAGCATGGTCCGGGCGCTGATGTTCTGCCCGTCCATTGTCAAACCGTCGCTCCAGGTCGTCACGGACTTCGACAAGTCCACGATCCCGACGGCGATCCCAAGCACCGTGGATGCCGGCGACATCTCGCCGACCGACTCGACCGTGGTCCGTGACGACTGGACCGGTGCAGCGGGGTCCGGGTATTTCGGTTCGCCGCGGCTGCGCGTCTCGCTGGCCGGGAGTGCGACAGCTGACCGCGTGGCCGTTACCGCGGACCATGCGGATCTGGCGCTCATCGGCCCCAGCGGGACCGATCCCACCAGCCACATCCTCACGCGCCCGAACCTGCCGCTGGACGTGGAAGTGCAGCTGCTGGGCTTCGACCTGATGTTCGAGGGGGGCGCGGTCCTGTGAGGGCCCGGCGGATCATCGTGGGCCATGACGCCGAAGTGGCGTTCTGGACGGGCTTGCGCATCCCACACGTCCGCCAGCGGATGGAGCGCGAGCCCACGCCGCAACCCTTCGGCGCGTGCGTGGCGTTCGGGGTCGCCAATGGCCAAGGCGAACTGATCGCCGGCGTCGTCTACCACAACTACTATCCAGACTATCGCGGCATCGAGGTCAGTTGCGCTTCGACGACGCCCATGTGGGCCGATCCGGCCGCCATCGGCACGATACTGAGATACCCCTTCACGACGGCAGGATGTGTCCGCGTGACCGCTCTGACACCGCGCCGCCAGACCGGCGCGACGAGCCCTAGGCGGTTCCTCGAAGGCTTGGGTTTCAAGCGCGAAGGATCGGTCAGGCTTGGTTTCGGTGACGACAACGCGATCCTCTACGGGCTCTTGGAGAGCGAGTGGCGCGCCGGCCGGTTCGGCCCCGATGGCGGGGCTCTGACCGATGGGCAAATCCGCTCCGAAGCCGCCGCCGGTCCCTGATCCGACAGCCGTCGCGAACGCGCAGTCTGACGCGAACATCAAGACCGCCGAAGCGCAGCAGAAGCTGAACATGGTGAACAGTTACGGTCCCAACGGGTCCGTGACGTACCAGACGGACGCCAACGCGCCGGGCGGCTACTCCCAGACGACAACTCTCTCGCCGGCCGAGCAGGCGATCTTCGACAAGCTGACCTCGGCGCAGTCGGGGGCGCTCGACATCGGGAACGCCCAGCTGGGCCGCGTTAGCGATGCGCTCGCCACGCCGCTCTCGACAGCGGGCCTGCCGGAACTGCAAGGCGGCGCAACGCCCGGCCAGGTCCAGACTAGCTTCGGCATGGGTCAGCCGCTGCAGTATGGGTTCAACCCGGGGCAGGCCGTGCAAGGCCATGTCCAGGGGGGCGGCAGCCAGCAGGCGATCAACGACGCCACGAACGCGGTCTACAACCAGGCGACCTCCCGTCTCGACCCTCAGTGGAACCTTCGCCAACAACAGCTGACCCAGCAGCTCGCCGACCAAGGGATCAGCCAGGGTTCGGACGCCTATTCGCGGGCGATGGACCAGTTCAGCCGCGACCGGAACGACGCCTACACGTCGGCGATGAACTCGGCGATCACGTCCGGGCAGAATGAGCAGAACGTGCTCTTTGGCCAGAACCTGGGCGCTGGGCAGTTCGCCAACCAGGCCGCCGCGCAGATGTACGCGCAGAACCAGGGTCAGGCGGCCTTCCACAACGCCACGGCTGCCCAGGATTACGGCCAGAACCTGGGAGCGGCGCAGTTCGCCAACGCGGCGCAGAATCAGCAGTTCAACCAGCAGCAGGCGTCGGCCACGCTCTCGGATCAGGCTCGCCAACAGGGCCTGAACGAGCGCGCCTACCTCCAGAACCAGCCGATCAACCAGCTCACAGGCCTGATGAGCTTGGGCCAGGTCGCGAACCCGCAAGGGATCAGCTACACCCCTAGCCAGGTCGGCCAGACCGACGTCATCGGCGCGAACGCCCTGGCCACGCAGGCGGCGAACGCCAACTACCAGGCCCAGATGGCGCAGAACTCGGGCCTGATGGGCGGCCTCTTCTCGCTGGGCTCGGCGGCGATCATGGCCTCCGATCGCCGCCTGAAGCGCGACATCGTGCGCATTGGCGAACTCGCCAAGGGCGTTGGCCTCTACCTCTTCCGTTACGTGGACGGCGACAGGCTGCACGTCGGCGTCATGGCCCAGGAGCTGAAGCGAGTTCGTCCCGACCTCGTGCTGAAGCGCGCCGACGGCTTCCTGGCGGTGGACTACGCCGGTCTGGGGATGATCTGAGATGGCGACGCCGACTCAAGGTTCGAAC